AGTACGTTTTGGTAACCACTTTCTTAATTTTTTCCTTCTGTATAAATTCGCGATCTTTTTGATGCGTCTTAAAATACTTCTCCATTGTGCTCGTGACATACTTTTCTACTTCGTCACAAATACATTCAGCACTTACCGTGTCATCTTTATACCTAATGATCGTTTGAACACCATTATATCGCTGTTTAAACTCTCCTTTTTCAAGTAGATCATTAAGCAATACTTTCATGCTGTCAGATCGTTTGGCTACTCTTACCGTGTCTATTGTTATCTCTTTTGAATAAGAGGTAGAATCACGATGAGTCAGCGTTGTATCTGTCGTCTTGTCTGCACTTCTTGTTAGCGAGCAGGAGGTCGTCAACAACGCCAACATCATGGCAACTATGAAAGATAAATGCTTCATCCTTTCTTTGTATTAATTTCTTTGTTCATCTTGTTGATGATCTTGTCTTGTTTTTCAATTCTAAAATCTTGTTTTTCAAGACGAACAGCGTACTCTTGTAATTTGCCTTCGCAATCTGATGTCTTTGTGTCTGCAATTCTTCGTTGCTTCTCCAGGTAGTCAAGTAACCCTTGTGAGGTTTGAATTAACTTCTCTGCACCGTCACCAATCATTTGTGCACCGTCTCTTTTTGATTTTTGGTGACCACCTAATATCCAGCCTACAGCAGTAGTAATTAATCCTGCAGCCGCAACTATTATTTCACTTTCGTAATTCAAAAGTGACAGGTGTATTGGTACAAACTTTCTGCTAACAACACACCCGTTTCCTTTTGAAATTGACAATCACGCAACATGCGCACATCATCATCATTGGTGTGAAAGAGCAATTCAATTAATACAGCAGGAAAGTTGGTTTCTCTTACCACTGCAAAGTTGGCTTCTTTATCAAGGTCTCCGTCTGTTCTATCACTCCGCAAAGGAATGTCTGGAAACTTCTTATTGAAATTGGTTAGCCACTTTTCAGTAATAACATCTGATTGCGTAAAACCAAAATAAGTAAACGCTTCATGGCCTCTTGCTCTTGAAGAACGTGCGGCATTGGAATGAATACTGATTAAAACAGCATCTTTTCGTCTGGCCAACTTGTTAGCTCTTGCTGTTCGCTCATGCAATGGCATATCCTCCCAATCATCAGGAGAAACGGTAAACTCCACTTCATAACCATAGGTGCACAATATATCTTTCCACACCTTTGCAAACACTCTGTTCCCTACACCTTCAAAGTAAAAGGAGCCGTCCACCTCATGACGAGATGCTTTGCCAGGGGTCACATATTTTCCCGTAGCGGGATTAATTGCTCCATGTCCTGGATCTAATATGATTAATGGCTTGTTCACGACTCCTTTTTTTTCTGGGGGTTTTGGGTTTAATGTTTAGACAGCTGGTGAGTAAAGTGCTGCAACTCCTTTTCCACGGATAGGCATTGAAAGCCCTCGCATTTGGAAACCAATTACATCACCTCTGTTTTCAGGATCTTTTTCTTTCGAGAATAAATCAACAGTTCCCTGCGCTCGCATTACTTCATCCTTATGGAATGCAATGGATGCGTGAACATCTGTAGCTGGAGTTGCGGATGCTCCCCACGCTACTTTTGCGCCTGTAGATTGATTGTAACGTGGAAGTCGCTTTTCAGCCAAGAAATACACTTTAAATCCTGCTAACATTCCTTTGTCCATTACTTTGTCAAATCGCTCAACATCTTCCAACTCCAAGTCTTCTTGATGCTGTGCTGACAATACTAAGATTCTACCTTCCGATGGAAGCTCTCCATTGTCAAATCGCTTTCGAAGACCTCGAACATCTTTGTAAGTTAATCGCTTAACGCCATCACCATTGTCTGTTCCAGTAGCATCAATCAAAGGTGTGTCTGTTGAATCTGTAGCGGGTGCAATTCTATTAGCAGCATATTCCATAAACGTCATTCGTAATGCCTGCTTGTGGCCATACGTAACTGATTTTACTTTATCATAGGCTAACGTCGATTGCTCAAGTGATCTTACCAATGTGTTCTCCGTGTCGTACGAATCCAATGGTAAATCAATCGGTCCATCTGTACGTGAAGAAATTGCAATAGGGTAAGAGGTATTGTTGATCAATACATCAGGATTAACACCTGCCTCTGCTAAATTGATTACTTCATTGTCTACGAATGCTGACATGTCACGCATTTCAGATAAGAACATATCGTCAGCGTAGAAACCTTCTAAGATGGTGTCCAACCAGATTTCTTTTTGGAGACCCGAGAAGGCTGCGCCCTCAATTTTAGGAGTTAACATCGACAATCCTATGACTGTCGCTCCTGCTGCCAAGATTGGTGCTCCTGTAACAAGTGTTACAGTTAATGCCAAAATGGCCATTGGTAAAAATGCAAATAATTTCTTCATAACTATTTTAAATTTGAAGTGGTTAATACTTGTTTGTAACGCTCAGGTTCTTCCTCAGCCATTTTAAGAAGACCTGAATAGTCTTTCTCTTTCCATTCTTTGTACGTCCATTTATCACGGCCGTCAGCAGATGGAGTGTTTGGTTTACCAAGTCCTCCTGCTTGTGCAGTTAGGTTGTCTTTGATTGGTAAATTGTCGATCGTGTCCTTTGCAAGGTCAAAATCTGACTTGGCAAGTTTCTGATAACGCTCCTTATCGGATGCCTTAATCTTACCTGACTTCACAGCGGCTGAAATCAATGTTTCAGTTGCCTTCGCTTGACGAGCTTCCTGCTCATCTTCCATCTTCTTGAGGTTCTTCTCAAGTGTAGAATTGCGTGCAACAACATCATCAATCGCTGCATTAATGGTACTGTCTTGTGCTTCAGGATCTATTCCTAAACCGACAATAGTCTTTGCATTTAACTTCATGTTATTATTTATTTTGGGGGTAATACTTGTTTGGGTGCCTGCTGAAAAGAAGCGTTCTTTGAGTTCTTTATCTGACTCAAAGTTTTCGATGCATGCGGCAACATTCATCATTTCGTGATAAGCGTTAATGTCTTCATCTGATAGTGCTGGATCAACAACCTCGTCAACCAAGTTTTCATCAAAAGCCATGTCGGCAGAAAACCAGTTGTCTCCATCCAGCCAGTCTTTGACTTCCTCTTCTGTCTTAGAAGTTCGAGCCATATAATGCTTCATAAATTGAGCCTCTAAGGTTCTCAAGACTTTAGCATTCTGTTCCATTCCCTTGGCATTTCCTTGTACAATTCCTGCAGGCGAATGAATCATGATCCAACCGTTGTCTGCAATCTTAATGGTGTCCGCTGCAAGCATGATGATCGTTCCCATACTTGCCGATATTCCATCAATTATAATTGTGAGATCACCTTTATACGCTCGGAGCGTATTATAAATAAGGTTGCCATCAAAAACAGAACCGCCAGGTGTGTGCATGTGAATAGTAGCATTGCTCTTTCCTTGTAAGAAAGTTTTTAATTCGCCAACTATATAACGAGCGTCACCGCCATATATAGCACCGTATAAACTTCCTGAACTTTTACCACTTAATTGAAATATCATTATTCGACTTCGTTTGATACAAATTTGAGGGCTTTTTTGTGGTTAAAAAAACCGAGCAAACACAACGATATCATTACTGTAACATAATGGTTTTGTAAGATTAGCGTTATCTAATAAAGGCTTTTTTATAGGTGTTTAAATCCCGAAATTTGAAACTATGAAGATTGCGGAGAAGAAGAGTTTAGCCCAAAGTTTATACATCAAATCTGACTTAACGAGAAGACAGATTGCTATAAATGCAAGCGTTACAGAAAAGACCTTGCGGAAATGGATAGATGATGGAGACTGGGACATGATGCGTGATGCCATACAGGTAACACGTCCGCAATTATTAATTGAAGCTTATTCACAATTGAAAGCTGTGAACGCTAAGATTCGTGATGATTATGCAGGTGTGCCTAATAAGGAATTGAGCGATGCCAAGGGAATTTTGAGAAAGGAAATTGAAACATTGTCTAATCAACCCATTCACAAATACATTGAATGCTTTGAAGAATTCATTCAGTACTTGTCAAAAAATGACCCAAAAGAACTGACCAAGTTTGCGAACCTATCGCAACAGTTCATCAACCAATTAGCAAAAGAGCGATAAATGAGTGGAGCGTATAAAGCAAAAGATAAGCAGGCGCAACTTCGATACGAACAGTTGTGTCTTCGTATTTCACAAAATCAAGGTGTAGATCCTTTCGAATCTGAAAAGGATAAGAAAGAAAGGATTGGCAATCTCAAAAAGAAGTTTCCTGAATTTGTGGAATTCTACTTTGAGCACATGATCATGGATGATGAGACTGAAGAAATTACCAAGACACCTCTATTCCATACTCGTATTGCTCGTAAAGTTAGGCGATCAAAGAAATACAAAGGTTGGTTGCAATGGTCGAGAGGTCATGCGAAATCTGTTCTTGCTACAACTCTTCTTCCGCTTTGGTTGTGGATTAATGACGACTTAAACTTCCTTGTTGTTGTTGGACAGAACGAAGACAAAGCGAAGATACTACTTGGAGACATTCAAGCAGAGTTTGCGAACAACCCAAGATTGATAAATGACTTTGGCCCACAGAAACTATTGGGAAGCTGGGAAGATGGATTTTTTAGAACGAAATCAGGATTCTTAGCTAAGGCAATTGGAATGGGTCAAGAACCACGTGGATTGAGAGTTGGAAAGCAACGTCCAGACATGCTGGTTGCGGATGACTGGGAAACCAAAGAAACCTCCAAAAACCCGAAAAGACAGAAAGAAGCAGCTGAATGGTTTTTGAGAAGTTGTATTCCTGCAATGACTCCAAAAGGACGAAGAGTATTGATTGCTCAAAACAAGTTTCATCCGAACATGATCTTTGATCTCGTAACTGAAGGAAAGGAAAGTTGGGAAATTGACAGAGTGGATGCGTTTAACCCGGTTACTTATGAACCGACATGGCCAGCGATGTTTACACCTCAATTCTTCAAAGACCAGGAGAAAGACTTGGGAAGTTTAGTTGTAGCAGCTGAATACAATAACTCGCCGCACATTGAAGGAACTATATTCAAAGATGAGTACATTCAATGGGCTAAGTTGCCACGCATAGATCACTTTGAAGCAATAACAGCACCTTGGGATGTGGCGTATGGTGGAACTGCCACAAGTGATTTTAACGCCATTCGTGTATGGGGATTGAAAGACGGTAAGAAATTCCTGATTGATTGTTTTGCAAAGCAGTCAACTGTGAGGGATGCTATATTGTGGATTAAAGATTTTCAATTGAGACTTCCAAGAGGTGTGAAAGTTCAATTCAGATTTGAAGCTCAGTTTTGGAACGAAGCCATTATTGACACCATTAACGAAGTAGAGAAAGAATTCGATATCAAGTTGAACCTAGTGAAGATGGACAGGAGAAAAGGCAACAAGTATGATGCTATGTGCGAAATGCTACCTGATTATCAGAATGGACATGTTTACTACAACCGACAATTGAAAGGACACAACGACACGCAAATAGGATTGGCACAATTGAAAGGAATTGAACCAGGATATAAATCACATGACGATGCGCCCGATGCGGACAAGTATGGGTTTGATTATTTGAACTCCTTTAAAAAGCGCATAAACTCCAACACGAATAGACTTGGAGGAAAACGAACATCACGTAAATTTTAAACAATGGCAATATTAATAGTAGATGACTTTTATAAAATAATCGCAGAAGACGAATTGGAAGATGTCGTTGGAGATTTAACAGGAGCAGGATGGGCAACATTGCAAGACTTGGAAGAGGATGCTATTGCTGAAATGGTTGGATATCTTGATGTAAGATACGATGCAACCAAATGCTTAGATTCTGATGATAACACAGCAATTAGCATTCTTAAACGAAAGTTGATTGACATGATCTTGTATGATGCATTTGCTCTGATCGTTCCCAACAACATTCCTGACTTACGAAAAGAAAGGAGAGGAAATGCTATTGACTATTTGGAGAAAGTGGCCGATGGTTTTATTAAACCAAATTTTCCAATACAAGAAGAAGAGCCAACAACGCCGTTGCGCTATGGTTCTTCAGTTCCAAAATCTGAAAATTATTATTAATTATGGCTGAGAAAAAAGAGTTAAAAGAGCGACCAAACAAGGTTCTCGATACGATCATAAGAACGTCAAAAGCACGAGCTCGTCGTCAAGTTGGAGACTGGAGACAAGCGTTGCGCTCCGCTGAAAATGTGGACAACCCGAAAAGGTCACAGCTTTACAACATATACAATGATGTTTTAATCGATGCCGATTTATCAGCTGAAATCGGGAAGCGAATGAACTCTTTGCTGGAGAGTGATTTCGATTTGTACGATGAAAAAGGAAATCCTGATCCTGAAGCAACGGCACTGATCAACAAAGCTTGGTTTACTAAGTTGTTGACCTTTGCTTGGCAATCGAGAACCTGGGGACACTCATTGATTGAGATCACCAAACTTACAGAAGATGGGAAGATTTCAGACGTTGAGATCGTTAACCGCTGGCACGTTGTTCCTGAACGTGGAATAGTGGTAAAGAATGTAGGTGACGAAAGTGGTATTGATTTTCGTCAAAATACCAAATACACACCTTGGCTCTTTGAGGTAGGAGAAAATGAAGACTTGGGATTGATTAACAAGATCGTTCCTCACGTGCTTTATAAACGATTTGCTCAAGGTTCCTGGAGTGAATTTACAGAGCTTTATGGCGTACCTCCAAGATTTGTAAAGACAGACACTCGCGACAACGCGCACTTGAATCGTTTGGAAAACATGTTGCGAGATATGGGAACATCTACTTACGGTGTTTTCGATAAAGAGGAGGAGTTTGGAACGCTTGATGTTCCCAATTCGGATGGTTCACTGTTCAGCAACTTGATGATGGCTTCAGGAAACGCCATTTCAAAACTCTTAAACGGATCTGTTATTGGAGAAGCTTCAGGAGATGGATCACGTGCAAAGGAACAAGTTGGAATGGATTTATCACTACAGATTTGGGACGGTGATAAAACATGGATGGAACGCATAATCAATGAGCAGTGGTTGCCTAAATTAGAAGAACTCGGTTATCCTATTTCAGGACTTCACTTTGAATTTAACCGGGAAAAGAACTTGCAACAGGAGTGGAATATCGTGAGCGGTATCTTACAACACTTTACCGTTGAGCCAGACTATATTAAAGACACGTTTGGAATTCCTGTTATTGAACAAAAGATGAACCCACAGCTTCCAACTGGAGGTGAAACAAAAGCAAAAGGTAGCTCGTCTTTTTTCGACTAAGCCCTGATGCGTTCGGGGCGGATTTAACTATCATATACCAACAATTCAGCGCCGCATCTAAGCGCAGGTTGTTCACTAAAAAAGAACAGGAACAGATTGCGCAGCGTTACAGGAATGGAGATGTTGACGGTGTAATAGACGAGGTTTGGCAACGGACAGATAAGCAACTCCGAAAAGGTGTTATGGATGGCTATGGCAAAACAGGTTATGATGTGAATGATTTTGATACGGTCATGCAACTGAATAGCAATGTCGGAGTGTTTTCAGCGTTCAAATCTTACCGAATGCACAACGAACTCAAAACGAATTTAACGGATGAGAATGGTAAGAAGCTGCCCTTTGATAAATTCCTGACCAACTACCGAAAAGTAGACAAGGAATACAATGTGAATTATTTACGTTCTGAATACAACATGTCTCAACGGCAAGCTCAAGCAGCGAATAAATGGAGTGACTTTGAAAAGAGCAAAGACTTGTATCCCAATTTAAAATACATGCCGAGCCGATCTGCCGAACCTCGCCAGAACCACAAGCAATATTATGGCAAAGTTAAACCGATTAATGATCCCGTTTGGGATACACTTATGCCTCCTTTAGCGTGGGGTTGTAATTGTTGGGTACAAGCTACTGATGAACCTTCAGAATCAACTTCCATTGAAGCACCGTTACCGATTGACGGAGTTGTTGGGAATCCAGGAAAACAAAAAAAGGTCTTCTCAAATAAACATCCATTTGTAAAAGGGTTACCAAAAGAGCAGAAGGAAAATGTAGGTAAGTTCTTGAGCCAAATGAAAGACAAGCATTTGAGTGATGAGTATGTGAGCAGTAAAGTAGGCAAAGGCAAACTTAAAGTAAGTTTAAACGCAGCACAGGAATCGTTTGGCCAAAACCTTGACCTCGCATTTAACACCACTTCAAATCACGGGAAAACGTTTGAATTGAAAGGAAGTAACAAGGACGCTCCTTTGAATTATAATAAGACGGATGGAGACTTATCAATTTTTGATAAAAATAAAAACTCTTTTGAAAAATACAACAAAGGAAAGAGCCTTTCAAAGCTAAAGCAATCCTTTCTTGGGTTGGATTTTAGTGGCAAAATAACGAGGGGCAATGTCAATTCAATTGCTGGTGATCTGATCAACGGGTTTAAAGCAAATGATGGTTGTTTATTTGTGATTGCTAAGAACAACAGCAAGACTTCTATTTTAAACAAAGGAACAGCTTTAGAACAGGCGGTTAAACAACTTCAAAACGATCTATTGTAATGGCAGATTTTAAGAAATTAGAAGCGAAATTGAGAAAGTTGAATGATTACTTCGACGGTAAGATTCAAACACGGATTGGCGTTGAGTCTGTCAACCACTTTCAGGAGAGTTTCGAGAACCAAGGATTTACGGACAGTTCACTACAGAAGTGGGAGGAAGTCGAAAGAAGGAAACCAGAGAGTTCTTGGTATGGCTTTAAATACAAAGGAACTGCTAAGAAGCCAGGGCGTAAATCCCGAAGAGGAAAGTTCACCAACTACTCTCCTGCTGCAACCAAGCGACCAATATTGAGTGGTGAAACACAAAACCTAATGAACGGCATACGATGGCGTGCAAATGGAAAGAGCGTGGAAGTTACTGCCAACACAAAGTACGCGGAAATAATCAACGAAGGAGGCAACATGCGTATATTCGGCAAGCATCCTGCAAAGATGCCTAAACGCCAATTTATGGGCAAATCAAAGGTGCTGAATGAGAAGATTGAAAAGAAAGTTTTACAAGACCTTAAAAAGATAATGAGATGATAGTTTACGACAAACTTTACAGAGCGATTAAAACCCATTTAAACGATGTTTTAAAAATCAAACGAGTGGATTGGTTCAACAACCAATATGAAAACTTTGAAGACAACAAAGCCATTCCAAGAAGAGCGGTGTTTGTTGAAATTGCGGATCCGATAACATGGGAACAAATGACGCCTGGCCAAAGTGGCGAAGTAAGGGTAGTGCTTCATTGCATGATCTATGATGTAAAAGAATCCCCCATTCGTGCCATTGAATATACGCAAGAGGTTTTTAAGAGTTTACAGCGTAAGGACATGATGGACAGTGACGGCAACCAACTGACGACAGAAATGCTACGCACACAAAGTGCAATGCCCAAACGGTACGATCAAGTGAAAGTAACAACCCTCACGTTTACTGCGCAAGTGTATGATGATAGTTCGATTGATGATGTTCAAAGCGGGAATGTTGATTTTAATGTGAATGTTTGATAAATGTTGTGGTGCATATAGGAATCGAACCCAGTCAGATGCACCATATTTAAAGGTATCAATTAACGAGCTTTCCAATTAAAGTGCGGATGTTCCTTTTCCAAGTCTTTAGGCGTTGGATCATCCGTTATAATGTCGTTGATTCGGTTGCTGTTATTACTCAACACATTAATAATTCGAGGAGCAGTGATGTAGAACTCAGATTCTAACAACGAGATGCAGTCGTCATATCTGTACCGGTTGATTTCAGCATGGAAGTAGTACCGTGCAATTAATGCCTTGTTGCGTTGTGGTTGGTAAACATTGCGTGGTCGTTGTCCATCGCCTGATGGAGAGGGATCACTAACGAATTTAGAAGAGAAAAGAGACTGTTGGCCACGCATGACTCAAAGGTACAAACTTTTTTTTAACCTTTTTAAAAACAAAAAGACCAGAACTTCTGGTCTTTCTGGTCTTTTTTGAAGTTGGTTTGAGTTTTAACAGTTGCTAACAGCCATTAAAACGGCTGTTAGCTTGGTGTTAGCAACAATACTAATACTCATTTGGCAACTTATCACGCCATCCAATTAT